GTTATTCGGGTGATCTGGAGATCGCGTTGATTCCGGACAGCTTCAGGAAAGACATCCTGAAGGAAACGGAAGACAGCAATGGTGTCCTGGTGGAAGATTCCACGGTGGAGCCGGAGCATTTCGCTCTGCTTTTCGAGTTCTCCGGAGACAAGAAAAAGATCAGGCACTGTATGTATTACTGCACTGCCGCAAGACCGACCATCGAAGGCAAGACCAATGAGGATTCCAAGGAAGTCCAGACGGAATCGCTGGAGATCACGGCAACGCCGCTTCCGAGCGGTCTTGTGAAGGTGAAGACCGGAGCGAACACAACGGATGAGGTCTACAACGGCTGGTATTCTGCTGTTTATCAGTCTCCGACAACGGAACCGACTGAGCAGGGACAGGGTTAAGACTATGGGGCAGGGCTTTGGCTCTGCCCTTAATCGTGATTGGAGGATTTAATCATGGCACTTACAAAGACAGTGAATATTGATGGCAAGGATGTGACCTTCAGGGCTTCCGCTGCCATTCCAAGAATATACAGGAACAAGTTCCACAGAGATATTTACAAGGATCTTCATGACCTGCAGAAGAGCATTGATGAAAACGATCCGGAAAACTCCGCATTGGATTCTTTTTCGCTTGAGCTGTTCGAGGACATCAGCTACATCATGGCGAAGCATGCGGATCCGCAGGGCGTTCCGGATACTCCGGATGAATGGCTTGACCAGTTTGGGACATTCTCCATTTATCAGGTGCTGCCGGAGATCATTGAGCTTTGGGGGCTGAATGTGCAGACGCAGGTGGAGAGTAAAAAAAACTTCGAGCGACTGACCGGGAAATGACAACGCCGCTCTTACTCCTAAGGGCGGTGCAGCTTGGTGTGCAGATCGGGGAGATGGATCTTCTGACTATCGGAACCATCAACGATATGTACACGGAAATGCAGAATGATGAGAACCAGGGATCATACAGCACTCTGGCATCTCAGGATGATATGAATCGATTCTAGAAGGGATAATCGCACCTTGTTGTGACTATTGAAATTACAACGAAAATGATTTAAGATAGAGTCGATGGAGGTGTCAGAATGCAGATTTCAAGCAGATTTACAATAGCGGTTCATGTGCTTATAGCAATTGAAACATTTAAGAATGACCATAAAATCACCAGTGAATTTCTTGCGTCCAGCGCAAATGTAAATCCGACGGTAATCAGAAGACTCTTGCAGCAGCTGAAGAAGGCGGAGATTGTAACAGTGAAGCGGGGAAGCGGCGGTGCCGATATAGAGAAATCCTTGACGGAGATAACGCTTCTGGATGTTTACAATGCCGTGGAGCCTGTCGAAAATGGACAGTTGTTTCATTTCCATGAGAATCCGAATGAGTTATGCCCTGTGGGACGGAACATTCACAGGATCATGGATCACAGGCTTGAAGAAATACAGAATGCCATGGAAGATAAAATGCGGCGAATAACCATAGCTGATGTAATGGCGGATGCGAACAAGCTTATAGAATCTTAAAAAGTTTTGTTGTAACACTTGACATCACAACATGGCGGTGGTACACTTCCGTTGTATCAATCAATATCACAACAAATGGAGGTATCAGAAATGTCTAACTATAGTAAGGTAAGTGTTGCAAACGATCCGAGAACTGAACTTCATGATCAGCTGGGACTTACAGGGGCTGAGATCAGCATCAACCATCTTCCGGCAGGTGCGAGTGTTCCTTTTGTTCATTATCATAAGACCAATGAAGAGATTTACATCATTCTTTCCGGCAAGGGAAAAGCGGTAGTTGACGGTGAGGATATAGAGCTTTCTGCCGGTGATATCGTGCGTATTGCGCCGGATGGGAAAAGACAGTTCTTCGCGGCAGATGATTCTGAGATCAGCTATGCCTGTATCCAGGTGAAGGCAGGTTCTCTTGAAGCGTATACCGCCGACGATGCAGTAATCGAGTAAGTATGAGTTTTAAAGTTGTGGGCATTTCTGCAAGCAGATGTCCATAACTTTTTATGTGGAGAGCTATGAGTGTTTGTATAAAAGACAATATCCAGAATATGAACCTTGTCATCGGCTGCACGGTAGGCTGCGATTATTGCTATGCACGGAATAATGTGAAGCGGTGGCATACGATACCGGATTTCAGTAAGCCTGAATTTTTTGAAGGCAAGCTTAAAATGATGGACAAGGCAAGACCGCAGAATTTCCTTCTGACCGGTATGAGTGATCTTGCGGGATGGAAAGAAGAATGGCGAGAAGAGGTGTTTGAAAAGATCCGGAAAAATCCGCAGCATCAGTTTTTATTTCTGTCGAAAAGGCCTGATCTCCTGGATTTTGAAACGGATCTTGAAAACGCCTGGTTTGGGGTGACGGTTACCAGAAGATCAGAACTCTGGCGCATTGAAGCATTGAGGAATCATGTAAGGGCAAAGCATTATCATGTGACCTTTGAGCCGCTTTTTGATGATCCTGGAGAGGTCGATCTTTCTGGTATTGATTGGATCGTTGTAGGAACCATGACAGGCGCTCAGAGCAGAAAAATCCGTACTGAGCCGGAATGGGCATGGTCGCTTACGGATCAGGCGCATCAAAGGAATATACCTGTTTTTATGAAGGAAGATCTTGAACCGATCATAGGCGATGAAAATATGGTGCAGGAATTTCCTGAAGCATTTGAGAAGGTATTGGAGGTACAGCGGGCATGGAAGAAGTGAGAACGGAAGATATCCTGATAAGGGATGTGGAAACCAAAAATATCATGACAAAGTCAAACCTGCCGGTGGGAGGGTATTCTGTGAATCCGTATGTCGGATGCACGCACGCATGCAAGTATTGTTACGCTTCTTTCATGAAAAGGTTTACAGGACATACGGAAGAGTGGGGAACATTTCTTGATATCAAGCACTGGCCTGAAATCAAGCACCCTGAGAAATATGCCGGACAGCGCGTTGTGATCGGATCCGTGACAGACGGGTATAATCCGCAGGAAAAAGAGTTCGGAAACACAAGGAAACTGCTTGAACAGCTGCGGGGGAGCGGAGCAGATATTCTGATCTGCACAAAATCCGACCTTGTGGTGAGAGATATTGACCTGCTAAAAGAGCTCGGACAGGTAACAGTATCGTGGTCGATCAATACGCTGGACGAGAAGTTCAAGGACGATATGGATGCAGCGGTTTCCATTGAACGAAGGATTGCTGCGATGAAGCAGATATATGACGCCGGTATCAGGACAGTATGCTTTGTATCCCCGGTATTTCCGGGCATTACGGATTTTGAGGCTATCTTTGAACGTGTAAAAGACCAATGTGATCTGTTTTGGCTGGAGAATCTTAATCTGAGAGGCGGATTTAAGAATACCGTTATGGACTATATCGCTGAAGAGTATCCTGATTTAGTGCCGCTCTATGATGAGATTTATAACAAGCATAACAGAAGCTATTTCGAGGCTCTGGAAAACAAAGCCGAGAAACTTGCCGAGAAGTATGATTGCCCGTTTGTGGATAATGAAATGCCTTATGGAAGGGTTCCGCAGGGGCATCCGGTAATCGTGGATTATTTTTATCATGAAGAAATCCGCGGATCCGATAATACAGGAAAAAGAAAGCGCAAATAGCGCGTATAAACAAAGTGAAATGTTTTTGAGAAGAATCGGGAGGCCGGTTCTTTTCTTTTACCCAAAATCAGGAAGGAGGGACATGAATGGCTGGACGGATCCAGGGAATCACCGTTGAGATCGGTGGCGATACCACCAAACTACAGACAGCCCTGAAGGGCGTAAATACAGAGATCAGAAATACTCAGAGCCAGCTGCGTGATGTCGATAAGCTCCTGAAACTTGATCCGGGGAACACGGAACTGCTTGCACAGAAGCACAGGCTCCTGGGTGATGCCGTCAAGGAAACGAAGGAAAAGCTGGAGACCTTGAAGACGGCAGCGGAACAGGCTGAGCAGGCACTGAAGGATGGAACGATCACGCAGGAACAGTATGATGGCCTGCAGCGTGAGATCGTTGAGACTGAACAGAAGCTGAAGGCTCTGGAGGAACAGGCAAGACAGTCCGGTACTGCACTTCAGGAGATTGCCGCAAAGGGTGAGAAGCTGAAGACGGTTGGTGACAATGTTACCAATGTCGGAAAGAAGTTCATGCCTGTGACTCTGGGTGTTGTGGGATTAGGTACAGCGGCGGTGAAGACTGCCGCTGATTTTGATTCCGCCATGAGCAAGGTGGCGGCGGTATCCGGTGCGACAGGTTCTGATCTGGAAGCACTCCGGGATAAGGCCCGTGAGATGGGTGAGAAGACAAAGTTCTCTGCATCTGAGGCGGCGGAAGCCATGAACTACATGGCGATGGCCGGCTGGAAGACAGAGGATATGGAATTGATTCATCGAAGGATTCCGGGAAGCTGACAATCACAGTATTATCTGCTGTAGCTGAGATCGAACGGGAAAATATTCTGGTCCAGACTATGGAAGGCCGCAAGCAGAAAGCCCGTGAAGGAAAGTGGAATGGTGGACAGGCTCCATTTGGTTACAATCTTGATAAGGAGAACGACACCATAACCATCGATCCAGCGGATGCAGAAGTGGTAAGGATCATCTTCCAGAAATATGTTCATGAAGATATGGGGCTGGACTCCATCTGTAATTATCTGAATCAGCATGGCTATACCAAGAAGAAAACACGGGCTCAGGAAAACAATTATTTCACCAGAACCTTCCTGGCGCGAATCCTTGATAATCCGGTCTATGTCGGGAAGATTGCTTATGGTAAGAGTACAACGGAAAAGGTTAAGGGAACCAGAGATCAGTATCATAGGGTAAAGGTTGATAATCCTTTGATTGCTGAAGGCAAGCACGATGCTATCATTAGTGATGAGTTGTGGGAAGCTGCTCAGGCAAAGCGGAAAGAAATGGGAGTAAAGTGGAACAAGACTCACAGCCTTGACCACGAGCATATCCTTTCAGGTATTATCAAATGTCCGATCTGCGGGACGGGCCTTGCAGGAACCGTCCGAAGGCGAAAGAACAAGAAGAGCGGCGAGTATAAGGATGATTTCTATTACAGGTGCCTTCACAGAAAGAAGATTGATGAAGATCATTTCTGCGACTACAAACCTTCTCTGAACCAGGACGAGCTGAATCATCAGATAGAAGCAGTCATCAGCGATATGGTCAATGATGAAAGCTTCATGGGCTTCATACAGGACAAGCTGAGGCAGAAGGTTGATGTTAGCCAGCTAGAAGCCGAAAGAGAGAAGCTTCGAGGACAGCTCAGACAATTATCCGGTGCAAAGAAAAAGCTGACTGATATGTTAGATGCTCTGGATGTGAACGACAGGCACTATGATCGGAAGTATCAGGATATGCAGGACAGGCTGGATAACCTATATGATAAGATCAGCGAGGTC